CGCGGACGCATGGAGTACATCACGTCTTCGGGGACGGCGGTGAAGGGTGCGCGTGCAGTTTCGGCGATTCTCGATCAGACCGAGACCTGGCTCCCGGGAAACGGTGGCCCCAAGATGGCCCAGACTCTCCGTAACAACGCGACGAAGCTCGGTGGCGTCACCATTGAGACTCCGAACGCCTACACGGTCGGGGAGGACTCGGTGGCCGAGGCAACGGCACGGTTTGCCGAGAAGATCGAGCGCGGGAAAATCAAGCCGGAAGCAGCCAGGGTGCTGCTTTATGACCACCGTGGCGCTCCTGCCGAAACTGACATTGAAGACCATGACAGCCTCATCGAAGGCTTACGCATCGCCTATGGCGACTCGGCGGCAGATCCCCGCGGATGCGTTATCCATGAGCCTGCCTGCGCGCCCGGTTGGGTGGATCTGGAGCGCATCGCCGTGGACTTCTGGGACACGTCGAACGATCCCGCGATCATGTCGGCCGACTTCCTCAACCAGATTGGTGCCGCGTCGGATGCATGGATGACCATGCCGGAGATGCGTGCTATTGCCGACTCGGCCAAGGAAATCAGCGCAGATGAGCCGGTCACGCTCGGCTTTGATGGATCAGAGGGCAGGGAACGCGGCATTGCTGACTCCACCGTTCTGATCGGCTATTCGGTGACCCAGCGGCACCTGTTCAAGGTGGGTATCTGGTCCCAGCCGGACGGCCCGAAGGGGCAGGGTTGGAAGCCGCCACGGTTGGAGATCGAACAGACTGTCGCCGATTTTTTTGAGCACCATAATGTGGTTGGCTTTTACGCTGACCCGTCGGCTGGTTGGGCTTCCGATGTGAAGGGTTGGGAGTCGCGGTACAGCAGACGGTTGAAGGTGAAGATCTCAGCTGCGGAACCGATCAGGTGGCCACAGCGCAATGTCGCGATGACTGCCGATGTGTTTGCGCAACTGTTGTCGACGATCAGGCAGGGGCCGGAGGCGATCACCTATGATGCCACGCCCGAATTAACTGCCCATTTTTTGAATGCCCGTAAGGATCCCCGCCGTAACGGCTATGTGTTGAAGAAGGCCGACGACAATCAGGATTACGGCAAGATCGATGCCGCTTGGGGTGCCATGTTCGCGTTCAAGGCGGGGGTGGATGCGCTAGGTAAGGGCGTCACGAACATTCGCCGTAGGCGCGCGCCGCGCCGTCTGTATTAACCATGATCATAGAGAGGGGGTACCTCGTGGATTACACGCTGGATCAATGGCTCTCTTTGATGTGCCGCCGGTTCGATTTTGAGGCTCCAAGGATTAACCGGCTTCGGTCGTACACGAACGGTAACGCGCCCATGCCGGAGATGGGTCCGAATTTGCGGGAGTCGTGGATCAAGTTCCAGAGGCGTTCCCGGATCAACATGGGTAATTTGATTGTTGATGCGTTGACTGCCCGAATCATCCCGAAGGGCGTAACGGTCGATGGGTCGTCCACGTCCGAGGTGGCCCGTCAGGTGGAACGCATTTGGCGCGACAACCGGTTGGATGTTGCCGTCCCTGATGCGGTTGCGGATTCGTTCACGTCCGGGCGCGGGTTCCTGCTGGTGACGGCGGGGGATGATGGTCGGGCTGTGGTGACCCGTGAAGCCCCTGAAACGTTTCTTGCGGACCCTGACCCGGTGCGCCCGTGGCGTGCCCGTTCGGCGCTGAAAATGTGGCGCGATTGGGATGCCGGGCAAGATTTCGCGGACCTGTATGTTCCGGGCATGGTGGCACGGTTCACCCGCGGCTCCTACACGTCGAAGGTGGACGCCCATAGGCCGATCACTACGGCGGTAGGCGGTTGGAAGATTGGCGGCATCACTCCTTTTCAGGGGGATGTTCCGGTGGTGATTTTGGAGAACCGAAACGGGTTGGGCGAGTTCGAAACTGCCACCGATTCGATTGACCGGATCAATTGGGGTATTTTGGAGCGGCTCGTCACCACGGCCATGCAGGCGTTCCGGCAGCGCGCCATGAAGGTGTCCGATGTTGAGGGTTCGGCAGGGATCCCCGAGGTTGACGACGACGGGAACCGGATCGACTACGCTGAAATTTTCAGCCCCGGCCCGGGTGCGTTGTGGGAGCTTCCGCCCGGTGTCGAGATTTGGGAGTCTCAGCAGGCTGATCTCAACCCGATGCTGCTGGCCGTCCGCGACGATATGAAATTCTTGTCAGCTGAGACGCAGACCCCGGTATCGATGCTGGTGCCTGATGGGGCGAACCAGTCTGCCGCAGGGGCAGAGTTCGCGCGCGAAGGGTTGACGAACAAAGCGACCGACCGCATCCGCAGGTTCCGTCCCGCACTGTCTGTCATGCTGGTGAAAGCGTTGGCGGTGGAGGGTGTGCACGATCCGGCCACGATCGAGGTGGCGTTCGAGCCGCCCGCGATGGTGTCGCTGTCCGAAAAATATGCGGCAGCCGCAGCAGCCCGACAGGTGGGGGAGGCGCTGGAAACAGTGCAGCGTAACATCTTGGGCTATTCCCCGCAACAGGTCGCTGAAGACAAGGCCCTACGTGCCCAAGCCGCACTCGAGTTGGCCGCAATGTCCGCCAACCAGCCGCCAGTCGGGCAGGCACAGGCCGCCACGGCCACGCCGGAGCCAGATGGTGAGAAAGTGAAGGCGGAAAGCGATGTCCCCGCTCAGTGATGCCCACCGCGCCCAGATCGATGCGGTGCGCGGGAAAGTTTTGCGGTTCGTGGGTGCCGTGTGGTCGGGCATGCCGAACTATCGGCGAGACGCGATCGAAACCCGCTTCCTCGACGCTGTCGTCCCCGTGGTGAAGGCCGGACAGATACAGGTCGCCGAGATCACGAACGCCTATCTGCTGGCCCAAGCGAAACAGTTGGGCATTGGCATGAAGGCCGCGACCGTGGATGCGGACAAGGTGACCGGGTTGCGGCCCGTCACCTACGCCGAGGAATACAGCCGTCCGGCCACGTCGGTGTATGCGGCGCTCGCTGAAGGGCAAGGGTTCGATCAGGCGAAAAAGCTAGGCGCTGGCCGGTTAATGTCGCTGGTGGCCACCGACCTGCAAATGTCGTATGTGCATCAGGCGCGCGCCACCATGAAGGGCGGCGCGTTCACGTTCTTCACGCGCATACCGCGTGGCGTTGAAACGTGCGCCCTATGTCTGGTTGCTTCCACGCAACGCTATCGGCGCGGAAACCTCATGCCGATCCATCCGGGATGCGATTGCGGGATGGAGATACATAAGGGCGATGTTGATCCCGGCCAGATTTTGCAGCCCGAGCAGCTCGAAAAATACCATGCCGCCGTTGCCGCGAAAACCGGGACCGATGCAGGTTCGTGGGAGGTTTTTGGGGGCCGTGATGCTCGAGGCATCGTCGACTATCGCAAACTGCTAGCGGTTCGCGAACACGGCGAATACGGCCCAACTTTGACGTGGCTTGGTGACCGTTTCACCGGCCCTACCGGGATCAATTAGTCCCGACTCAACCAAGTTTCACCGTCTGGCTTTCATGGCCGGACGGCGCCTGGCCCTGCACAGGGCCAGAAGACGCCCCGCATGGGACACATCACGAAAGGAACCCTTTATCATGCCCAAGAGCACCGAAAACGATCAGGCTGAAATCAAGCAGGAGGCTACCGGCGCTACCGTTCCGGCTGCAAAGTCGCCCGGTGATGATCCTAAGGCGCCTGCAAAGTCTTCCGAGCAGAATTCGGAAGATTGGAAAGCTCAAGCCCGCAAGTGGGAAGAGCGGGCACGGTCGAACTTTACGAAAGCGAAGAAGCTCGACGAGATCGAAGAGGCCAACAAGACAGAGCTCGAGAAGGCGACCGAGCGGGCAGCGAAGGCCGAAAAGGCCGCGAAGGATGCCGAACTGAAAGCGCTACGCGCCGAAGTCGCTTCCGCTAAAGGGGTGCCCTTGAAGTTTGTGATCGGTCAAACCCGCGAAGAGATGGAAGCTACAGCCGACGACGCTATCGAGTGGCGCGGTTCGGCTTCCAAGCCCGACCCCGCAGCGCCTCCGGCGTCCGGGGCAGGCAAGCAGGGGGACCGCATCGCATCCAAGGGTGAACAGATCGTGAGCAGTGACCAACTCAAAAACATGAAGCCCGCCGAGATTCTGCAGGCCCGCAAAGACGGACGCCTGGACCATCTGATGGGCATTTAATCCCTTGAAAGGGGAAAACCGTGGCAACCAATAATTTCATTCCCGAGCTGTGGTCGGCAGCACTCCTCGAAAACTTCCACCGCGACACGGTTGTGACCGAGCTCGCGAACCGTGACTATGAGGGTGAGCTGAAGAGCGGCAGCAAGATCACCATCCCCGGGATCGTGGAGATCAAAGCCCACGACTACAAGGCAGCCGGACGCACAACCACCCCCGACGAGGTGGAGGACACTGCGCAGGAGCTGGCGATCGATCAGGAGAAGGCTTTCGACTTCTTTGTGGACGACGTGGACCGGGCGCAGTCGAAGTACTCTTTCGACGCCTACACCGATTCGGCTGCCCGTGCCCTTGTTGAGGATGCCGAAACTTTCCTGACCGCTCTTCTGTCCACGCAGGGGACCCCGGTTGCTGGCGCTGCTCCGACCGACTGGAAGAGTTCGTGGGATGCCGTGAAGGCCGTGAACAGCGCCTTGAATGTGGCGAAGGTTCCGAAGGCCAACCGGTATCTGGTCATTAATTCGGAATTCGAGTCGACGTTGCTTGATTCTGATTCGAAGCTCGTGTCGGTG